TTATTAGGTACATCTGCACAACCTACAACAGGAGTCACAAGTGGACAAACCGCAGGAGTGCCATAACTTACTAAACAGCGAGATATTTCAGACTATTTGGGCTGAGATGGAACAAGAACAAATAAATAGTTTTAGCAATTCTAGAGATTTTGAATATGATGAACGTGAGAGAGCCTATACTAAACTCACGGTATTAAAAGAAATAAAAGCGCACTTGCAATCAATCGCTGCACAAGGCGAAATTAACAAGAAACGCTTTAAGATTTTATAGCAGTCGCTATAAGACGTAAGCAGTACGGAACTGACAATAGGGAATTTAACTATGAGTAATACCATGACCCCAGCTTCTGGGAATGGCACGGTGCAAGAAGCAGCAAGCCAATTTTTTGATATTATGGAAGCAACAGAAAACCCAGAAGGGCAAAATGAAGTTGCTGAAGAAGATAACGAAATAGAGGAAAGCGAATCAGACGAGGAAGAACTAGAAGCCTCAGAAGAACTTGAAGATGATGGCGAAGATGAGGAACAGGAATCAGAACCTACTTACCGTATTAAGATGGCTGGTGAGGAACGTGAGATTACCCAAAGTGAACTCATTAAACTAGCACAACAAGGCGCAGATTACACCAAGAAGTCACAGCAAGTAAGCGAACAACGTAAAGCGTTAGATGCTGAAGCTAGTGCAATAACAGAGGCTAAACAGCTACGCAACGAGTATGCCCAACGTCTTACAGCAATGCAGCAAATGTTACAGGCTCAACAACCTGAAGATGATTTAGATTACCTTCAAGAAAATGACCCGATTGGCTATGCAGTAAAAGTTGCTGATATGACTAGGCGTGAAAAGCAAATGAACGCAATTGAGTATGAACGTCAACGCATTGCACAACAGCAACAAGCGGAAACTTCAGAACATCAACGCAGACATATTGCTGCGGAAGCAGAAAAGGTCACAGAGTTAATTCCAGATTACTCAGACGCAAAAAGAGGGGCATCATTAAGACAAGAATTACGAGCCTATGCCAAAAGCATTGGTTACACAGACGAAGAAATTGGTGCAGTATATGACTCCCGAACCGTTAAAGCTCTTTATGATGCAATGCAATATCAAAAGTTGGTGAGTTCTAAACCTAGCATGAATAAGAAGGTGCAATCCGCACCTAAGATGGTTAGAGCAGGAACATCATCAAGTAAGACAAGTACAACAGAAGCGCAACGTAAACAATTCCAGCAACTTAAAGTAACTGGTCGTGTTAGAGATGCCGCTTCATTATTTGAAAAATTTATTTAAGGAATTAACATGGCAACATATCAAACCTATACCGCCATTGGACAACGTGAAGATTTGTCTGATGTTATCTACAACATTTCACCGACTGACACACCATTTATGTCATCTATCGGTAAAACAACTGCTACAGCACGTTTGCATGAATGGCAAACAGACTCACTAGCTGCTGTTAATACTTCTAACGCTGCTATTGAAGGTGCTGCTGCATCTGATGCAACATTGTCACCTACAGTACGTGTTGGAAATCGTACTCAAATTTCAACTAAAACAGTTAAAATCTCAGGTACATTAGACTCAGTTAATAAAGCTGGTCGTAAATCAGAAAAAGCATACCAATTGGCTAAGGCTTCATCTGAAATCAAACGTGACATGGAAGCTATTCTTTTAAGCAACCAAATTGCTGCTGATGGTAATGGTTCATCTACTGCACGTGTATTAGGTGGCTTACAAGCATGGTTAAACTCTAACACATCTAACGGTGCTGCTGGTGGTGCTGCTGGTTCATTAGGTACTACTGCTCGGGTAACAGGTACTGACCGTGCTTTTACTTCAACATTGTTGAATACAGTAATTCAATCAGCATATACTAACGGTGGTTCACCATCTATCTTGTTTGTAACTCCAGCTCAAAAGGTTGTAGCTTCAACATTTGCTGGTATCGCTACACGTTATCGTGATGTACCTGCTGGTCAACAAGCTCAAATTGTTAATGCTGCTGACGTTTATGTGTCAGACTTCGGCATTATTCAAATTGTGCCTAACCGCTTCATTCCTAATGCTGATAATGATGATGTGGCCTTCTTGGTTGATACTGAAATGGCTGCTGTAGCTTACTTGCGCCCATTCCAAACAGTAGAAATTGCAAAAACTGGTGATGCAGATGTTACTCAACTTTTAGTAGAATATACATTAGAAGTTAAGAACGAAGCAGCACACGGTATCATTGCTGACTTAACCTAGTAGAAAATAAACTCCCTGCATTAACTTGTGGGGAGTTTTATTGGATATATAATGACAGATAGAACAATTAACGATGGTGTAACAAGCACATCATTTATAGATAATGGCGATAACTTAATTGTTAAGAAGTCGCAAGATATTTCACATCTGATTGAATATAATAAAAGTCAATACAACCAATCAGACGAACGGCAACGGTGGGATGGTAACAATGCTTATGGTAATAAGGTCGCATCAATCCCATTAGTAGTATTTAATGAATTAGACAAGCTGGGTATTACACGTGGCTTTTCAATTATTGACCATAAAAGATTTAAAGAGTTTTTAAATAATCCAGACAATAGAGTGTTTAGAACACGAACAGGTAAAATTTAATGGCTATAACATCATATTCAGATTTACAGTCAACGATAGCAGATTATCTTGCTCGTAGTGATTTAACTGCTCAAATTCCTACGTTTATTCAGTTTGCTGAAACTAGACTGCGTAGAGATTTAAAGATACGTCAAATGCTAAAGGTCGTAACGACTGCAACAACTGCTAATGATGCTACAATCTCATTACCTAGTGACTTTTTACAGATGCGTGACATACATCTAGTAACTACACCAATTCAAGCATTAAACTATGTAACACCTACAGTATTTTATCGTAATACAGATAGCACAAGTAGCGGTAAGCCATCTAAATACACATTATTAGATACTGACTTTCAATTAGCACCTATACCTGACTCAGCATACACGGTTAAGATGTTATACTATGCAGCACCAACATTTTTAAGCTCATTAAATACATCAAACGTATTTTTAGCTAACTGTCCTGACTTATTACTTTACGCTTCACTAGCTGAAGCAGAACCCTATATTATGAACGATGCAAGGCTTCAGACATGGGCTGCATTATATCAACAAGGAATTTCAGCAATTACTTCAGCAGATGATGCAGGTGAATACGCTGGTAATCCGCTAACTATTACACTAACAGCGAGGTAAATTATGTCTGAAATGTCCAATTATTTAGAAAATGCTTTAATTAACGGTACGCTTAGAGCTACAACATATACTGCACCTACTACTATCTATATTGCATTATATACAACTGACCCAACTGACGCAGACTCGGGTACTGAGGTAACAGGGGGTTCTTATGCTCGTCAATCAGTTACATTTGGTGCGCCATCTGACGGTGTATCAACAAATAGTGCAACTGTAGACTTTCCACAAGCAACTGTAGCATGGGGAACTGTAGGCTGGATTGGCTTACGTGATGCAAGCACAGCAGGTAATTTGTTATATCACACTCCATTAGACGTATCTAAAGCTATTGATGTTGGTGATATTTTTAGAATTTCATCTGGCAGCTTGTCAGTAACATTAGCATAAAGGATTAAACAATGGCAACGTATGTAAAATATCAATTAGGCATTGAAAAGATGCTAGAGTCTGGCAATGCTGGTACTGACACATGGCAAGTTATCTTATCAAATACAGCACCAGTAGTTGCAACAGACACAACTGCCGCAAGTGCAACTGAACTAGGCACAGCAGGTGGTTATACAGCAGGTGGTAATAATGCTGCTATAACGAGTGCTGTATCAACTACAGGCACATATAAGCTAACCTTAACTGACCCTACAGCATGGACAGCGTCAGGCGGTGGCTTCACATTCCGCTATGTAATTCTTTATAATCTATCATTAACGCAATGTATCGGTTATTGGGATTATGGCTCAAGTGTAGTTATGATAGCAGGTGATACATTCACAGCCGACTTAGACGGTGCTGCTGGTGTGTTTACTGTAGCATAATGACAGCATTATTGACAAGAACTGCTAAAGGCTCGGCTCTTACTTATGCCGAGATGGATACTAACTTAACAGCTATTGAATTGCGTACTGCTCAAGGTTGGAATGATTTAGTTCAAGATGTAACAGTTCGGTCAGGCTCTAATGCACCTAGTCCTACTATATTTATTGGTGGGATTAGTGCTTATGAGTTCTCACCTACAACTATGAATGAGTGCTTTGTAAACTTTCACATGAGGCATGACTATATAGCAGGAACTATGGTTTATCCTCATGTCCATTGGTCACATAATACAGATGTAACAGGTGTAGTAAGGTGGGGATTTGAATATACACTAGCTAGACGTAATGATAGCGCTGGTAATGTTACATTTGCATCGCCTTCTACCTTGTACATTGAGCATACAGTTACAGCAGGTGAAGTCTATCAGCATCATGTAAATGAAGCGGCAGATGGATTAGGTATATCAGGTACAGACTTACAAGAAGATGCACTTATCCTTTGTCGTGTCTTTAGAGATGCTACTCATGCAAATGACACTTACCCAGACCCAATTCATTTACTAACAGTAGATATTCACTATGAGTGCAACACCCTATCAACACCTTTACGGACACCACCATTTAACTAATATGCCTAGATTAGCTGACAGAACAAAAGATACAACCACTAGCACAGGTACAGGTGCTATTACGATATCAGGCACAGCCCCTACTGGCTATCAAACTTTTGCTAACGCTTATGGTTCTGGTTCTACCTTAGTGCCTTATTGTATTGTAGGTGGTGCTGAATGGGAGGTTGGCTATGGTACGTTTAATGGTACTACTGGCTTAACTAGAGAGTCAGTCCATAGCTCAAGCAATAGTAACGCATTGGTTAATTTTAGCGCAGGAACTAAAGACGTATTTGTAACGGCTGCGACAGAGATATTAGATAACGCAAACATAGGCTACCAAGTCGCACAAATTCGTGGCTTGGCAATGCCTTAAAAGGAGTAATATATGGCAGGAAATTCAGACCCGATTTATAGTAAAGTAGGCGTAATT